AGCCCAGACCTGATCCCTGACCTGATCCCCGACCTGAGCCCAGACCTGATCCCTGACCTGATCCCCGACCTGAGCCCCGACCTGAGCCCAGACCTGATCCCCGACCTGAGCCCAGACCTGAGCCCCGACCTGAGTCCCGACCTGATCCCTGACCATTTTTTTATTAGACAGTATGTTTATAAGCTCCTTAGCACAGGTAGTTGCGTATTGCACCGCCAACGGGCTATCAACAACAAGAACCACTGGCTGTGCTAGCTTAGACCGATGGTATAGCCAGTTGATGCTCTCGGTAGCGGTTTTTACATCTAGATCATCACCACCGTACAGTGCAAACTGAATCCACTTATCACGAATCGTCCCCATCATCGCTTCTTGCTCTGGGGTTAGCTTCTCAATCTTAGTCATATCAGTCCCAGACCGCTCGGACTACTTTGCTGAATGGATCGTATTCTGTTTTATGAGTGATCTCATAAGCTCCGGGCGCTAGCGTTAACGTCTCATGCACATCGTAGGTTTTCTGGTGGAAAAGCTTGGTAACTTCTTTAAGCAAAACGGCACGGGTAGCGCCCTCTACGATTTGCATTTCAACAGGGGATTCTAGGATATGGTGGTGACCAGTCTCAGAGTGCCCAGCGATGTATATTTTTGCAGTCTTAATCTCACCGGCTGGTAGGGAATCAATTGGTGTAAAACAGTTTTCACCGTGCATTACACTGATCCGCTTACCGTCTTTAATGTTACTTGGTTCGTGCTTGTTCATATGGTCTCCTTAAAGTTTCTTAATGGTGCGGTAAGTTTCGATTAACTCGTCAATCATATCGCCTTTACTAATCTTAGTCTTATTCTCTTTACGCTTCACGTCTTCAATCAGCTGTGCTAGCTTTTCTCTGACTGGTTCAACTACGTTTATTTGTGCCATTGTTGCTCCTTAATTCTATAGGGAAGTATACGCTTATGTAACATGAATACAATACTTGTAATATATAAAAGGTATTGACTAATAAACAATACCATGCTATATTTAGGACATGAACGCAACACAAACAAACCTACAATTCGTAAACCGTGACGGCAAGCCCGACACAGCCTTCCTTATAAGCCTCCGTAAAGCTCAGGCAGGGAAATATGCCACTCGACTAACAAAAAGGGCGCTACGGGGCTGCTGGTTCGTCATGGCACGTGTTCAATCCGACATAGAACACAAGTCTTGGCCGATGGATGAGTACTTGGAACACTACGGGCTTGTTGAAACCGAAGAGCAGGCGACTGAACGTAGCCGTAATCAGGTTACTGGGCAGTTCACTAGAGGCTAGTACAAGTTGCAGTCTAAGTCGAGTACAAGTTAGCGTTCAATACCGATAACTGCAAGACAGCGTTTACATCTACCGTTGGCGTCTAGCTTATGACCAAACAAGTAACAGAGCAGTTTCATAACCTCAACTCTAGCACAATCCTAGCCCGCAGCGCTTTCTGGTATTTACGTTCAGCAAGGGGCAACTGCTTAAGCAAGCGATCTTCCTTCTCCCGGTAGCCCTTTGGTTTTGGCATGATGCTTATAGTTAAGCATAGTGTTTATCAATCGTGGTCTAGCCAGTGCAGCTTTGAATCGGCTGGACTTGTTGCAATATAACCACATTTAGAACATTTGAACGGGTGGGGAAGCTTCATTCAAATAATCCTATCTGGTCTTGTATCTGCTGCCTAAAGGCTTGGTGGCGTTTAATATAGGCTTCAGCTGGTCGTCGCCCGACACCTAATGTTTTAGCTAGCAGCGCCCGAATATCTACCAAGGCTTCGGCATGGAACTGCTTGGCTAGTGATACTGCTTCACGGTTAGCTTTTTTATTCCGCATAGACTTATAGGCGATGTAACTATCTAGGTAATCTTCTGCACTACGCATATCAGCATAGCCACCACCATTAAATGCCATTAGGCTGTGATGTAACCATTCGTAACCCTCTGTGCTTGGTTGAGCCATAGAACCCCCTACCCCCACTAGGCTACGCCCTTGGGGTTAATTTATATCTGTTACCGTAAACAACTCCCTTTTCTCCCCGGACATTCGGTTTAATGGGTAAGCATCAAGCTGAGTGTGTCCTGTAACCTATACTTGTTTTCTCTATGTCCGATTTAGCAGCCGTGGCGTCTAAGTCTTATACAGGGAAGCATTGGTGGGTGTCAAAGATCGCCTGAGGGCTTTTAACGTAGGAACTCTGGCTTAATCCTCCGAATAACTGCTAAGTCATTGACAAGAGTTAAGCATACATGGTAGTGTGAAGTCAAGAGCAAACAGCTCGCCCAGAGAATACTGCTAAGCCCCCGCCCCAAAAAGCGGGGATTTCTCTTTTAAAAAGGTTATGCTATTATCGTTTTGTATCCAGGCTGGGTATGCCGTGCGGCACAGAGGTTCTTTTCATTTCCTCTGACTAATAGGCAAGCGGGCTAATCGTACGTTCTTAGCAAGCAATAGACAGCCGTCAGCCTGGTAATATGCACCTTGGACGTTTAACGTCTTGTCCATCCAACCCAAAACTATCTTGCGAACTAGGCCATCAATAACCTAGCTCTGTATCTGTAAAACCCCGGAAGCTTACACTACTTACCGGGGTTTTCTTTGTCTAACATAAGCCATATGTAGTATAATTAGGGTATGTTTAGTTACGTTACTCTCACAGACGGACACAGAAAAGCTGTGCCAGTACCAGTCGCCCAGACCCTACAACACGCCATAGACGTAAAGGGAACCGCTAGCATTATCATAAAGGGCGTTACTCATGTGGTTAAGGAGGTTGTTATTACTAAGCCACCTAGAGCTAAAGCGCCAATAATTCATTACTGGAACGAGAAGTAATGCCGGGCAGTCGAGCCGGAGGGCTTAAAACAGCAGCTCGCTTAAAGGCAGAGCGTGGTGACGATTATTTCAAGAAGATCGGGCAACTTGGCGGCAAGCTGGGCAAGACAGGTGGATTCGCAGATGGTGAAGCAGGGCGGGCAAGAGCTAGCCGGGCTGGGACTATCGGCGGCGCAGTCGGGCGTAAGAATACCACAGTCCCACTAGAGATTAGACGCAAGGCCGTACGAGAAAAAGGCTACTACTCGCCTAATGATCGAACATACTCCGCCAATCAATAGGCGGCTGGCTGATTACTCTGGTTGTTAGTTCGCTGTCGTTAAAGGGAATGGACTGACGAACATCCTCGGCCTTTTGTCGGCGCTTCTGAGCCACTTTTGGACTTGCGGGGTACTCGCCACGCTCCTGAAGCATTTGGCGCTGTCTGCGGGCACTCTCGAAGTTCAGGCGACGTATAATATCCCGCTGCCGTTCATCCAAATTGACGCCGTAAGCTTGCATTAGGGCAATATCAAGCTCTTTATCACTGTCGGCGCAGCGTTGATACTTCTCAAGTAATTTAATAACAACCTCGCTTTGTTTCATCAAAAACACCTCCACTTAGTAGTTTAGTACTTTGTTTTGGTGTTACTTGGTTTTAAGGTTTGTTTAGTTTGCTGTCACGTTGTTGGCTTCATCAGAGTGTTTGACTGCCTTGGGAAGATCAGTAAATACCTTTCCACAAGAACAAGTAACCTTTTTAATAGGTAGCCCATGGCTCAGCGCATGGTACCCGGGGTCATCAGAGTATAGTCGTTTTTTCATAGCTATATCTTACCTGATTGGAGTTCGGCCAAGATAGCAAGTGTACCATTGGCGATATGTTCGAGTATTTCTTTAGGCAACATATGTGCTCCGGGCTTCTTGCAATGTGCAATCCCAAGCATATTGTTTAGCGACTTCTTCAGGGTAGCCGATAGCAATGTAGTCGTTATAGACCCGTTCTAGTAGTTGTTGCTGTTGACGGGTAAGAACGAGCTTACGACCGTGGAGAGCGATCCGGGTTTGAGTTGCTTGTGTCATTTGGTGCCTTTCGTTTAGTTCTACCCCTTATATTACTAAACTATCTTAGTATTGTCAATATACAAATACTAATGTATACTGTAGTGAGCAGTTAACCGTAAGGAACCCATATGCCATATAACCCAAAGATCGAACAGACGATTATAATCAGTAAAGCAGCTCATACAAAGCTGACTAAGCTAGCCAAGCAGGATAAGCGGACACTCCGGGCTTATGCTGATATGCTAATTGAAAACACTTATACACAAGTTACTAATAAAGTTACTGGACAGTACTAAAGCGTAGGAGTATATTAGGTAACAGAACCAACCGAGCCGAAAATTACTCAAGGGTACGGCCAACCGGTTCTCCTAAATAGCTAACCCAAAGGAATCAATCATGAAACTATGTCCAAACTGTAACGTACACTTCAGAGGCTTAAGCTGGAAGATGTTTGGCAAAGGCCAAGTATGCTTTCCATGTGCAGAGAAGAACGGGCTAGCATCATGAAAAGCGAACTAGTAACCAGAGCTGATGGCTTTACTTATTACAGCATAACTATGACACCAGAAGAAGATGAAGCCGAACGCCTGTCAACAATCTACCAACAGTTCGATGACTTCGCAGACAGTGATGAAGCTCGTATGGGCTTAGTAGAACTTATAGAAGCTTGCGGCGGTACAATACCATTTGACATCTGTACCTCTTGTGGCTCAGATGAAGCAAGGTATACGTCACACTACAACAATAACTCGGAGTGCCAGTCATGACCACCGCCGAACTAATCGACATGGCTCAAGTTATCATCCAAGCACTTGCAGCCGGTGCTGACGAATACGATATAGCAAAGCAGCTCAACAAACTATATGGTGCAGGAGTACACGAGGGCATTAACGCTATGGCTGAGGAATTACATGCCAAAGCCTAAATACACAGCCGACGAAATCTACGATGAGTCCTACGACCTAGAAACAATTATGAAAGAAGTCGAGGGAGTATAACCATGTTAAAAGAAATATTCACCAGAACAGACCCTGACCAATTCCGTCCCCATGACACTGTAAGTATGAGTTTCGTTGAAGAAGTTATTGACGCACATTTAGTAGCAGTTAAGGAGTCTTTGTAAGATGAACAAACGCACTATGAAAAATATCGCAGCCGTATTACTAGCCTTAACTTTCCCAATATGGTTTATCCCGTTACTTCTAATATGGTTCTTTGCCACGCTATTTACTGAGATAAGGCAATATCTATGACCCCTAGCCACAATACCTCAGAGAGTGAACTCAATACCAATCTGGCTATTGAGTTAGGCATAGTATTCAAGGGTGCAAAAGAAGGAAAAGACTACACTATCCGAGCACATGACGCAATCATAGCCCTATTCAAATCCTCTCAATCTGCCCTTATAGAGAGCTTGATTGCTGAGCTGCCGATACCGTACAGTGTAACCGTGAAGCCGCTCTCAAATGGGCAAAAGATAACCCCGAAAAGCGAGCCGAGAACCAACGCCTATACCAACTACGACGTAAAGAGAGGGAAAGAAATGCACAATGATTTAAGAGAGCAGATAGGCAAGCTATTTGAGCAAGCATTTACAGATGGTGCAAGCGATACTATGTGGCAAAATGACCGTCACGTTGAAATATACAAGACAGCGGTAGATAAAGCCATGCAAGCAATCACCGCCACCATTGAGGCGGAAGTGGCTAAGAGTAGGATAGATGAGTTAGAAAGAACTGCTAAATATGCAGGGGCTTGGTTCAGGGGAGATGAACGATTAGTAAATTGGGTAAATATGGAAATTATAAGAGACCGCTTAGCCGAGCTACAAGCCGCCCAGCAGCAGGATAGTAATAAGAAAGAGGGGCTAAAATGATAGTTCGTAAAGGCACGGCAAGATTGCATAGCAATATGAGCTGGCGAGATTTCAAGTGTTGGTTAGGCACGCATCTTGAATGGCGGCGAGATGTATATGTAAATGATGCAACTCCATTTTTATATTGCCCTAACTGTCACCAAGAACGAGTACCAGATTTCTATACGCCTATGGATATTCCACCGCCTTCCCAGCAGCAGGATAAGGAGAATATATGAGTAACTTAAAACAGGCACGACTTCTAAAAGCAAGACACCACTTAAAGTTAAAGGTTAAGCAGTTATTCTGTTTACACGGCGATTATGCGTATCTTGAAATTACCACACAACGAAAGCCCGAAGGCGGTAAGGTAGTCAACTTCGCCAGAGGTTGCAAAAAATGTGGCTGGATAAACACCGCTAATCCTTACGCTGGTATGCCCCGAACCCTACGCAATAGCTATGACCGCACCTATCTCAAGATTACTGATAAGAACGATGTCCTATTATCTGACCTAAAAGCTCAAAAAGAAAAGCGTGAGCTATACGAAAAATACGATAAAGAACACGGCACAGCTAAGAAAGATGTTCACAGTGTTTATAAGGAAAAGCGGTTGCTGTCGGAATAGTTGTAAACATAAGCACACTAGCGTATACTGCTAGGTAATAACAAGGACGATTGCCCATTGCGGATACCCCTATATGCCTACTATAAAACCAGTTAAAGTACCAAAGCTTACCCCAAAACAAGCAAAATTTGTTAAGGGAGTTAATGAGGGTAAAACTAAGGTAGCAGCTGCTATGGAGGCATATCCAAACGCCACTTATCAAACAGCTCGGGTTATAGCAGCAGAGAACATAGCAAAACCTAGCATCGCTCAGGCACTTGAAGCAGCTTATGAGCGGCAGGGCATTACAGTAGATGCAATCGTTAGACCAGTAGCTGATGGATTACTAGCGGAACGTACCGTAATAATTGGTAATGGTGATCAAGCTTTTGCAGACCAAGTTCCTGATCATGGCGTAAGGCTTAAAGCAGCTGGCATGGCAGCTATGTGGATGGGTATCGGCAAAGAGGTTGCAGTTAGTGGCGGTATTCACTTCCACCAGCATGTAGAGGATAAGAAAGCGGCTTATGAGGATTAAATCGGATTATCCTGTAGAAGAAGTCTTAGCTATGATTCAGAAAGCTATTGAGACTGGTGCGTATGACTTTACAAGTAAAAAGAGTATACGCATATTTAACTTAAGTGATCGTATATCCAAGCCAGATGTTATAGAAGTTGAGTGGAAAACATATGACCACGAATCCTGATACCATACAACGCTTCTTCGCTAATGAGTTCACTATTATCGACAAAGAGAGAGTTGAAGTACCCTTCTTATTAAACAAAGCTCAAGAACACTTCTTACATAACCTTGCACCACTGAACAACGTACTTAAGAACCGTAAGCAGGGAATCAGTAGTGTCAGTCTAGCCTATGCCATTATGCGCTTCTTACTAGGGGAGAATGAACGCTGTGTATCAGTTAGCTTTATTGAGAACAGCGCCCACCAACAACTCCAACGTGCCAAACACTTCTTACAGTCGTATGAGCGTATCAACGGGGTGAAAGTACCACTTAAATATAACTCTAAACAAGAGATGGTATATGAGGGTAAGACGAAAGACGGGCGTAACTTCACGAATACTCTTAGAGTTGGATCTGCTAAGAGTAAATCATTTGGTCGTGGTGATGACATTACTTTTCTGCATATCACTGAAGCAGCATTCGCTGATGACCTCGCAGCTCTTCTATCAGGCATCGGAGAAGCAGTCACACACAACTCGATAACTATTCTAGAGACAACAGCAGATGGTTACAACCAGTTTAAAACCCATTGGGATGATGCAGAGCGTGGCAGTAACACGTATAAGAACTTCTTTTATGATCCGTTTTGGACGTATAGCAGGGAGTTTGTTGAGGAGAAGCGCAAGAACCTTGGACGACTAGGGCCTCAAGAATATCCCTACACCGCTCAGGAAGCGTTCTTAAACAGTGGCGAGACATACTTCGATACATCTGCAATGAACTGGTACAACGAGCGCACTAAGGAGCCATTGAAGGTATGATACAAGTTGTAAACCTGCATATAGATGAGCAACCATTTCAGCATAACGGCTATATGGTCACAGCCCGGCTGGTTGAGAAGATGCCAGTACCGGGGCATAGATATGTTCAACTTACTTACGATAAGTATATTGGCACCTTTGAGCAGAGTTTAGACGATGCGCTTGATAAGCTTGGCAGTAAGATAACCGAGGTTTTAACGTCATGACACTAGCAATCGACTTCGATGGTGTGATCCACGACTATAAGCATCCTGTTGAAGGTAAACGCATGGGTGAACCCTTTGATGATGCTCTCACTATGCTCAAGCGTCTATATAATCGTAAGCATACTATTATCATCCACACTGTTATGGCAACAAGCGACAGTGGCAAGCAAGTAGTCGAGGATTGGCTAGCCTTCTACAAGATTAAGCATCACGGTGTTACAGCTATCAAGCCTAATGCAGATATCTACATAGATGACAGGGGCATAAGGCATACTGACTGGCCGAGTACATGGTTACAGCTTAAGGAGTTGAAGGTATGAGTGCATTTAGACGCTTCCGCAAGTGGCAACCCGACGAGTTTGTGCTTTGTTACGCCGATACAAGCTGGGGCGGTATCGACTACAGTGCTGCTCAGTTCCTAAGCTATGACAACATTGATGTACCGCTTGTCTACCACCAACAGGGGCTAGCCAGTGATATGACACCAATCCTACATGCTGAACTAGAGCGCATCTACCACGTTACTAAGATCAAGCCAGTAGTTAGCTTTGAACGTAACAACGGTGGCATAGCTGAGCTGGAACGCCTTAAGGCGCTGAACCGTAATGGCTACTACCGCATCTATACTCAGTACAAAGGCTTTGGCACAACTGACGAGACAGAGGATGACGTTAGACTTGGCCATGATACTAACTCTGCTACTAGGCCACAGATGCTAGGTCTGCTTAAGGATGCTATTGATAACAGACTGCTAACTATTTATGACGCCACTACAGTTGATGAGATGTTCAGCTTCATCGTTAAGCTTGGCACTAGTGGTAACTGGAAAGCTCAAGCTGAGGTAGGCGCACATGATGACCTAATTATGTCGCTAGCTGGTGTCTGGCAGATGTATCAAACAGAGCATAAGCCAGTAGTTAAGTCTCATAGTCGTCGTAAGAAACCAGAAAGGATGCGTTTTCACATATGAGCAGTATCACTCACGGCAAGCTAATCACCAGCCAAACGTTCTACGATGGTGAGGTCAAAACTACTGAGCAGGAGATGGTCGTATCGCTGTTTACTACTAAGCAGACAATCTTGCGAGACGTGATCGACGCCTTGGCTGTTATCAGCAATGGGGATAGCCACCGGCTTGATCTAGAGATATGCCTAGACAGTAAAGGCCGCTACCGGCTCGTAAAGCGGTGGAGCGTATAACATGGCATTCCTTGATACTATCGACATCACTAATCACACCGAGATGTATGATCGCCTTGTTGCTAAGATCTCTGCTGATGTTGCATCCACCCAACAAGACCCTCGACCACATGCTTTGCCGGATAAAATTATTATGACTAAGCGCCAACAGAAAATGCTCCGGCGGTACAAGATGATGCAGCAAATGATGGGTACAACTCAACGGCTGTGGCTGACTCCGTGGAACGTTATGGAAGTGACCGTTGAGCAATAGTTGTAGCATTAGCACAAACGTGTTATTTTATTGACATAACTTGGTTGATTGCCCATTGCGGATAGTGCCATTATAAGGACTTATCTTAGTGGCCTTTATCAACAAAAAAGATCTTAAGACTCTCTACAACGACAGCAAAACAGAAGCTCACATTTGGCGACAGGATTACCCAGCTTATGAGCGGCTGATGGACAACGGACTTATGGAGGGGCTGGATACTAACCTACCTGAGGTCAATGACGGCTCACTAGCGGCTGCCCTGTTCAAACTCCCTAAGCGCATTGTTAGCAGCAAGCTAGCTGGCTTTGCTAAGGCGGTTGACCGTGACGAAGCTTGGATCACTGAACTGGCTAACATCATGTGGAAGAATGAGATCATCCCTAATGCCAATACCCAAGCACCATTCATCCGTAAGTGGAAGGATGCAGTGCGTAAAGCTGCTGGTTACGGTTCGGTGCCACTCATCACTATGTTTATCGAGAAGAACGGTAAGCAGTACTCTGACTTTATCGTAGCTCAACCCCAAGATGTAACACTAGAGCCGGGTAAGGTGTCTGATTACGATAGCGACATCATCTTCTGGGATATTTATTATACAAAGACGCAGTTGCAGGGCATGATCGACGAAGCTACCGAAGAGACTACGGGTCAGGATGTTGACCAGGATGGTGATGTTGATAGTGATGCCAGTGAGAAGTCTGACAGTGAAAAGGCTTACAACAAGTGGAACATCCCAGCTATGCAAGCTATCCTTGATTCTGATAACAAGGAAGAGCGCAGCAGTCTCGATACCCCTCGCCAGGAGCAAGACAAGAATGTGCGACCTACTGGCTTTAAGTTCTGCATTGCCTACCAACGTGGTGTTAATGCGCCATTCTACATGTACCACAAAGAGTCCGACAAGACGATTAGGGAATGGTCTAACCCCGATCCAACTGGCGACATCCCAGTTCACTTCCTTTACTGCTACCAAGACTTTATCAATCCTTACGGCATAGGCATCTGCAAGCTAGCTGGTGGTACTCAGAACGTACTTGATTACATGCGTCAGGCTGATGTGCTAGCTACTCAGCTAGGTTTACGACCGCCAATCAACATCCAAGGTAATGCTGATGATGTTGACATCGACTCACTTGTCTATGCCCAAGATGCCCTGTGGTTTACTGGTGCAGCTGTTGTTAAGCGTGAAGAGTTGGCTAATGGTGTCTATAGCCAACTGCCCCAACGCATGGAGATGTACAAAGCTAGCCTCAATAACATCATCCCAACTGGCGACACTAGCGTTAGTTCTGGGGCTGGTGATCCAACTCAGAGCAAAACCCCAGCCGGTGTTCGCCAGCAAGTAGCTAGCCTGTCGATAGATGACGAGGACTTCAAAGATAACCTGTTTATAACTTACGAAGCTGTAGCCAAGAGCATGATTAACACCCAGTTCGCCAACATGGAAGGTACTGACGTTATTAAGCTGTCGGACGAAGAGAAGCAGAAGCTGTACAAGATTGACCCTGTGCAGTTCGCACCATTCATGGCTGAACCTGATCCTACTACAGGTAAAGTTGCTGATACTACTAACCAGCTAGAAGTTATCTGGGATACTGTTCGGGCGCAGTTTAGTTTTGAAATTGACCCAACCAGCGCTAATACCTCTAATGATGCTGACCAAGCCACTAACATCCAAGAAGTTATCAAGACAATTACGCCACAGGTTAACTACTTCCTAGGCCAAGATGGCTGGAAGTACAATGGTGGCGAAGCATACCGATCACTGCTTACTAAGCTGAACCTTGAGAACATCGACTCTATCCTGACCAAGATGACCGACGAGGAAGCCGCTGAAGCCAAGAAGCAGCCATTCCCAATCATTGACCCACCAAGTATCCGCCTGACTGGTCAGATACCTAACGGAGCAATGATCCCAGCCCTAGCACAAGGTGGCGTGACGGTTGATCCTAGCCAACCAACAGTCCAAGAACAAGTAGATATAGGTGACATCTACAAAGATCCATCTACTGGTGACAGTGTTAAGGCAGCAATTCAACAAATGGCAGGCTTCCAGCCAGAAGTTAATGCTCCAGCTCCAGTTATGCCGCCCGCTGCCCCAGCCCAACCAACAGATCAGCAACCCCAGCAAGACCCGAACAACCCAGTCCATCCGTCCGGTGTATCACAGCAGGAAGCTCAGGCTAATGTTGATGCTGTTATGAAGCAGTACGGCGTTGATGAGCAGACTGCCCTAACTGCCCTTGCCGCTGAACACGCTGGCTTGCCACCGGAGGATGTTATTGCCCATATGAAACACTTAACAGGTCAGGTAGCCTAACATGGGACGCAATGATTCAGTTCTATACACCGGTATGACCAGCGCTAGCTTTGGTACAGTAAGGACTAATCCGATTAGGGAAGCTAAGGCCGAAGAGAAGCTAGAACGCCAACAGAAGCTTACCCCTGCTGCTGAAGTTGTAGCAGAAGTGATTGCTCGTGAAAAAGCCCTAGTCACGCAAGAGTTAGCCAACTTACCCTTTAGTGTCAGTACTTCCAAGGAAAACGTCAAAGAGCTACTGATGGCCTACCAACGCAACCTAGTCTTTATCGATCGCTTCCAAACTCAGATCAACAACGCATTACGCAAGGCAAACAAGTGACCGAAGAAGCACCACTAGTTGAAACTTACAGTGAGCAGAAAGCCCGGCTTATTGTTGAGCAAGCCAACCTAACTAAGGAAGATGTTATCCGGGAGACTGGTGGCATTGACCTAGATAACTTACCGAAGCAAGGCCACCACTGGGTTAAACGAGGATTAGTAATGAGCTGTGAAGGAGTCCACGCCAACCATCGACACTTTTTAGTTGGCTAGGTAGTAGCTACGGGTCTTGGGGCGGTGTCCACCCCTTCTCCAAGATCCATAGGTGTTCCCTAATCACCAAGTCTAACTAGCTTAACTAGTATGGTTTCGCCAGCCTTAAATGGTATGAAATTAAACTAAGGAGTAACATGGCTGATGATTTATCAACCAGTACCGACGAAGCAGTCGATACAAGCGTAGGTAGTGAAGATACCAGCAACGAGTCTGATGATGTCGATCTAGAGGACATTGAAGTAGACATTGCTGACATCGAAAGCAACGACGACCCGGAAGAAGAAACCGAAGTCGAAGAAGCTGACACCACCGACGAAGCCAGTGACGATGACACAGAGGAATCTGAAGAATCCGAACCGTCTGAAGAAGAGCAGCGTAAAGCTGATGCTCGTGAGCATTACGAACGCCGCCAAGCTGAAAAGCAGGCTAGAATTGAACGGGTCAAGCAGGATCAGGCTAACTACATTATGGAAGCCTCCGAGAATCGTGACCCCCTTGAATTAGCTGTCAGACAACTACAAGTAACTGAGTACAACAATACGGTTGAAGCAGTATCAAATAAGCTAACGAATGGGTATGAGCGTGCTGTCAATGACTTCCCGGTCTTGAAGGACGCCACCCCAGAGATACAAGCAGAAATTGATGCGACTATAGATGCGTTCCAGGCTATGAGTGTAGTCATCGACGCCTATGGCAACCCAACTGAAGTGCGAGGCGACTTGTATGCAACACTACAAGCAAAAGCTGATTCTATTGAAAAGCTGACTGGCATACGGTCTAAGCGACAGGAGCAGAGTAAGACCAAGGAGAAATCCAAAGTCTTAGTAACCCCTAATCGCTCACCCCGAGAGCCTAAGAAGGATCCTGATTTGGAAGCCTTTGATAAAGAAGCTTGGAAATAGAATCCTAATAAATAAGGAATTAACTAATGGCAATTAACTTAGCCTCCAAGTTCGAACCAAAAACCTCTGAACTGCTGAAAGCAAAAGCCAAGACCACCTCTATCGTCAACTTTGACTGGAGCTGGGATGGCGTAAACGCTATTAACGTTTACACTCTCACTGACCCAACAATGAACGACTACGCAGCTAACGGTAACTTCCGTTACGGTAACCCAGATGAAGTACAAGACACTAAGCAGACATTTACCTTGTCTCGTGACCGTTCTTGGACTAACACTATCGACATGAGTAACTACCAGGACACCCTGGAAATTCGTAAGCCTGCTAAGTTCTTAGCACAAGCTACCAAGAACGTTCTTGTACCTGAAGTTGATACCTACCGGCTGGCTACACTAGCAACTGCTGGTGCGCTGACTAATGGTGGTAACTACGGCACAATTACTGCTCGCAACGCTATCGTTGTCGCAGGTGCCACTTCAAACTCAAACGCTTACACTAACCTTTTGACTATCAATGCCAACATTACTGACAACGAAGCTCCTGAAGATGGTCGTGTAGCAGTCATGACTGCTACCTACTACAACCTTCTTAAGCAAGGTGGTTTCATCCTAGATAGTGATCGTGGTCAAGATAAGTTGAATACTGGTGATCTTGGTATGGTTGACGGTGTAACAATCGTTGTCTGTCCATCTGGCCGTATGCCATCTAACACTGACCTAATCATTACTCACCCGAGTAACCTAGTAGCTCCAGAAAAACTGAAGGACTACACTGTTCACAAGAATCCCCCAGGCGTTAACGGTTACTTGATCGAATATCGCATCCGTTACGATGCTTTCTTTGATCTAAACAAGATCTTCTCGTTGGGTATCCACAAGACCGCCTGAGTTAACTAAGAAAGGAATAATATGGCCACAGGAAAATTAGCTGAAGTCGAAGAAGCAGCAATGCGTATTCAGACCAAGCGATTCAATGACCATTTCGAAGAGCAAGCCTTCCAAAAGGAAAAGCGAGCTAAAGAAGAAGTAAAACAAGCAAATAAAATTGGAAAGGAAGCTAAATAATGGCTACCGTAAATAAAAGTGGATTTGGTTACAGCCAAAGTCTTACTGTTTCAGCATCAACAAAAACTGTTGATGACACAGACTGTGGTCTTGTCCAGAACATCACTGCAACCTGTACTATTACTCTCCCAGCAACCGTAGTTGGTTATGCCTATACTTTTCGTGTAGGTGCAGCTGGAATCACTGTCAACATTAGTCCTAACGCATCTGATAAGATTGCTGGTAACGGTTTCACCGCTACTGACAACAAGGATGCGATTGCTACTACTCC